TAATCGCAAGCTCGGAACTTCGCCCAGCTATTAGGAATGTCATAAGGGTCAACAACGTGAATTTGTCTATTAAACTCAGGGAAGGCTGCACCCTCATTAACATCCCAGTTTCCTTCTAGTAGTTGCTTACGTTGATGCTCTGGCATAGATAACAGCATAGTCTCATAATCGCCGCTGTCAGCTAAGTATGGATTGTCAAACAAACTTGCAGGTATAAACCTACGCTTAAACAAAGGCTGATCTTCTTTAGTGTGACCTTTAGGGTACGCTAAGGTCTTCCCTGTCTCAATATCGGTAGCCCAGAAAGGCTTGTTAGGCTCAGACGGGTCAATAAACATCTTCTTAACCCAAGCGTGGCCTATAGAGCCGGGGTTTGTAGTAGCCCTCATGTACAAGCCTAACTCAGGTGAAGCACTACGTAAACGTGAGCGCATGTAGTTCCACGCAAACGGTGTACTCCATTGAGTTAACTCATCAAATGCAATGTAGTTAAACGCCTGTCCTTGGTAGCGCATAACGTCTTGGTCTTTATCTAGGTAACTCATCCAAATGCGACCACCTCTAGGTGTAACCCATTGAGACTTACGCTCTGACCACTTAATGCCCGGAATTGCTTTAGGGTACAACTCTTGGCTTTTCTGAATAAGTTCCCTAAGTTCCTCTGTAGTGTGACGCACAAGCAACCCACTAAATGCGTGATGGTTTAAGTTACGTAAGGGGTCAGCCAGTGTAGCGTAGCTTTTACCGCCACCTGCTGCCCCTCCGTAAAGTACTTCGCGCTCTCCTGACGCTAGATATTGAGTCTGAGGGCCGGGATTAGGTTGAAATACAATATTCTGTGCTTCTTCTACGTCAAACGGTGCAGGTATAACTGTGGCTGGCACTGTTTCACGTGAAACATTTTTACTCGGCTGGACAGGTGTAGTATCCTGTCCTTTCTTTTTCAAGCGTTTCGTACTGCGTGATCGCTTCTTGGAGCCTTTTGGCAAGCTTACGTTTGATTCTAGCAGTTGCTTTACGTTTTCGCTCAAGGTCTACCCTCTTTTTTAAGCCCATGTGAGATATGCTTTTACCTGACTGTGTAGTTAACCAAGCAGAAACTTCTCTGTAACTATATTGCTTTAAGTGTTTCTTTGCAAGCTCTAATAGTTCTAACTCTTTCTCAATAGGGTTTAACCAACGTTCATCTTTTGGGTCTATCTCGTAGCCAAAAGGTACAAACTTAACTAGCCTTGGTATTCTCTCCCAATGTCGTAGTTTCTTAGGCTTAGGTAACATCCAATAACCTAAGTCATTAAACGCAAAGTGTTTAGTCATCGTCACTTTCTTTAGGTGGCAAGATAAACAAACCACCACTAGCTTCTACTGCAACCTTCTCAGTCTTAACTATACCAGCACGATCTAAGATTTGACCTGCAGCTACCATCTTTTCTTTAATACCAAGCTGCGTAGGGTCAACCAAAGCACTACCGTAAGCAACCGCAGCTTTAGGCCCAAGACGCGACATATAAGTCTTTGTAGCCTCAAATATCTCATCCTTTAAGCTCTCTACAATAGTCTTAGTAGATGAGCCATCAGCATAACCTGCAAGCTTCTTAGCTTGTACAACGTCACCTTGTGCTTCATCAAACAAGACCTGCATAAAGAGTTGTTGCTTTTCGTTTAGTACTCTACTCATGTTACTTTCCTGTACGGCTTGGCAGCTTTAGCCGCTTTCTTAGGTTGCTTAGAGAATTGCTTACCTTTTGCTGTATCTTCTCTTTTCTTCGCTGAAGACGCAGCGTAAGACTTAGAATCCATAGCTTTGATAGCACTAGCTGGCAAGTAACGCTCTCCTGTAGCCTTTGGACCTTGCGTAGAAGGTTTACCACTCTTAGTTCTCCAATCTTGCTTAGTCCATGACTTAAGGCTCTTTTGACTTTTAGCTAAACCGCCAGAGTTCATCTTAGCGGCTGGCTTTTTCTTTGCTTTAGGTGTTTTACTTTTGTTTGGCATTGTGTTTCTTTTGTACTGCAAAGTTAGCAGCAAGGCTTGCCCCCTTGTGAGGAACAAACTTACCGTCATGCTTCATTAGTTTTAAACTGCCATCTTTTTGTTTCATCCAATGATAACCTTTAGGTGCGTCTACTTTCATTACGTGTACCCTCCACCTTTTGCTTTGTATTGCTTGGCAACCATTTGAGCTTTACGAGCCGACCACTGTCCGGGGCTTCCACCTTTGCCGCCAGCCTTAACGGATGCGACAAGAGACTTACGCATAGTAGGCTTAGTATAATTACCCGCCGCATTTACTGTTGAACCACCTTTAGCATAGCCTTTTGCTTTAGGTGCTTTCTTTACCGTAGAACTTTTGCTTAATTTCGCCACGTGTAACTCCGATGTCTCTAAGCGCAGAATCTGACATATTAACTAACTGCCAGTATTGTACTCTACGCATTTGACTGTCTTGTAATGCTTTGATAAATGTTTTAAACATGGTATAACTCCTCTATGTATTACCAGAGATAGTTATACCATGCTTTGACTTAAAGGACTACATACAAATTTGCAACCCCGTTATGCATTATTTCTTCATCTTCTTCTTTGCCATGCCACCATACATATAGCCTGACTTTTTAGTCATACCACCCGCCATCATTTTAGCTGCAGGTTTCTTCTTCTTAGCAGCCATGCCACCCATGTTCATCTTACCAACACCGTCAGCAGCAAAGGCGGGTACTTTCTTGCCAGCCTTCATAACCATAGGCATACCACCTGCAGCGTAAGCACCTTTAGGCTTCTTAGTTACAGGACCACCTTTGTTTTTAGAAGTCTTAAGGCTAAGTCTAACACGATCTTTAGCTAAATCTTTAGGAACACTTAAGTCATTTCTTTCAGCCCATTTAGCTAAACGAAATTGCTCTTTAGAACTAAGACCTTTATCTCCTGCTTTCCAAGCGTCAAGCTTTGCTGAATTTGTTGTAGGGTTAGCTTTTGCCGTAACTTTAGGTTTGCTTGTTGTAGAACTACTACGATCAATAGTACGGCGCATAGTCTCATAATTACCGTCACCACGCCCTTTGCCTACAGTGGCAGGAGAAAGCTTCCTAGAAGTAATAGGTTTTTTCTCAAGAGGCTTTCCGTCTGGTCCTGTTTTTGTTTTGTCTTTAACGTTTGGCGCAGCAGGTTTTGCTGGACGTAACTTAGGCTTTAAAGACTTTGCAGGTGCAGAAAACTTCTTCATTACACCTTTTTTAGTTTCACCCTTTTTAAGGATGCTATATTTCTTTCCGTTATGCTCAAATACGTAGTCACCAGCCGAACCCGACTTTTCAAACTTCTTACGTGCTTTCTTAAAGGCGTCACCAAATGCACTCATAATATTACCCCCTTTATGTTAATACAACACGAACTAGCGTACTTGTACTGCTACCTCGTCTGTAATTTAAAATTGTAGCGTTACCTATAGCTTTAGGTACAACAAGACTGTGAACACCAGCAGGTAACATAATATCGTTATCTGTAATGTCAGCCTCCGCTGCAGCAAAGCCTATATCTAAAGCGTGACTTGTCTCAATAAGCACCATCTTAGCGTCAGTGCAAACTACGTGTGTAGTAGCAGTGTCACCCAGAGTAACTGCATCTTCTACAGCCCATCCTAAGTGTTCTCCTACCAATGCGGCTTGGTCAACCATTGTGTTTTAACTCCCGTTACGTTTTCCTAGCGTTACGATCACGAGGAAACGATCTATTAGAGCTAGGGGATACAACAGCTAAGTTGCCCTTCCTGTTATCTAAAGGATTGCCATTCTTGTGATGAACGTCTTGCCCCGCTTTTGCGCCACTGCCATTACGTGCAGCGTTGCGTGAGGCTCTCTTTTTCTTTTGCTCTGGTGAGGCGTGGTAGTTATCGTATTCTTTACGATAGTTACGTTTACCCAAAGGGGGAGTTACAGATATCTTAGTTGGTCTTGACATTAGTAACTCCCCCCTCTTTTATTATAGCAAATTAAAATTATGTGAATGGAGTTACTGAGTTACCGTCACCAAAGAGGTGTCCCTCTACAACCCACTTGGAATCTGACAAGCAGGTGTACTCAACAATACCACCGACAAAACGTCCCTTAGTGTCAGCATCCATTACAAGCTGGTGATCAGCAGCGGCAGGAACAGCAAAAGCAGAGGTCTGAATGTTCTCATTAAGAACAACAACAGAACCTACTTCGTCTTTGTCATGCATCATTACTACACCCTGAAGGGTATCAGCAGATGTAGCTGCATTAATAGTAAGTGTACCAGTACCTGTAGTACCAATGTGGAACTTATAGTTAAGTCCAACAGCAGCAGCAGGTAAAGTTACAACAATCCCCGCAGCACGATTAAGACTAAAAATTGTACCTGACTCAGCAGCAAGCACAGTACGTGTTGCAGCAGTAATACTTTCAATAGGACGCAAAGAAGTTACTGCGCCACTAAAAGTTCCTGCGCCTGTTACGTCAATGCCACTACCAAATGTAATGTCAGTTTGGTATGCTTCAATACCTTGTGTGAGTGTAGTAGTTGCCATGATATATTATCCTTTATAGCTTATTACCATTTTGTTCTATCAGCCCAGTATGCTGCGCTGAGTTTTCCCTTTTTTATGTTTTTACCGTGTCTTGCTTTAAAGGATGCACGTTTTTTCTTCATCTTGTCGGATTCACCTTTTTTTGGCTTCCCGGCGGTCTTCGCTCCTTGTTCACCGAACCTGATGAGCTTGATGGTTGTACCTTCTTTCGCAAGAACGGCATGACTTTTTTTCGGGTGATCAGGGGTACGCTTCGGCTTGTTATAACCTGCAAATGTCTCTCCCCTGTAATCTATGCTCATTGCTTTTCTTTCACTTTAGGTAAACAGTACGCTACAACTCTGTCTTGTGGGGCTATACCGTGTGAACTGTAACGTCTGGTTATCTCTCTAGCATAGTAATTGCAATGTTCTATATTGTCAAACACCATTTTGCCCTCTGATATTAACTCTCTAGCTGTACCTAGATATACCATAAGAACAAAGTAGTACATAAGACTTACATAAGTTCAAAATGTGGAGCATCAATAAATGGCCTGCGACCTTGAGAACGGCGTAGGTCTACGTAGCTATTCATAGCTTCTTCCATAGAACCATCCCACTCAGCAATGTTACCTACACTCCAAGCAGCACCCCACTTAACAGCTACACCGTGAATACGTGCAGCGTCAGCCATAGCGTCAGCTATCTCGTCATACATATTTAAAGCCCAAGTAACGTTAGACCCTACGTAAGCTACAAGATCAACTGCACGGCCCTCTAAGTGCTTGCTTTTCATAGTTTGTGATGCGCCCTTAGCTACCAAAGCTTCCTGCTCTGCTAATGTACGCATACCGCATGTCACACCAAAGTCAACTTTAGTCATGTCAATAGCTGTGTTAACTACAGTAATTAACCCTGCATCAATCCCGCCAAGACGATCAATACTACGTGATGATAACTTAAACCCCATTTTGTTTCTCCTCTATGAGCTTTGCTTGCTCTCGTATTAACTCTTGCTGTTTCTCTAATGTAATGTATTGCCTGTCTAAGTCACTTAACTGTGGCATTTTTATCACAACATTACTTCTTTCCAAAGAACTTACTCACTGAACGCATTCCTATGGAAGCTGACACAATCCCACCTAACGCAATCTGATACCACTGAGGCATAACCTCCAACGCTGCAAAACCCCTAGCTACTATGTCGTTACCCCAATCACCACAGAAAGCTAAGATAAGAGGAATGCTAAACAACAAAGTAATCCATTCATCCTTCCATGAGTTCTCAGTAGCCCTCATAGCCTCTAAGTCCCAATCTAACTCACCTGTAAGCTGCTTTTTCTTTATCTCAGCTTCAGTGAGTTTAATCTGGGTCTTGCCATCAATGATACTTGTGGCTAAACCTGTAAGGCTACCTATCAGTTGACCAATCATTTCTTAAACATCCCAGTCTTACGATAGTCTATTAAGCCACCTTTGTTTTGCTTAGTTTTTCTTTTTATTGTTCTAGGAAACAAAATCTTTAAAGCTGTTTTTATATCTTTAGTGTTCATACCTTTCAAGCCCAAGACTTGCTTGACTTGATCAACAGACTTGCCAACTACATCCTTCATCTCAGCTACCCTAAGACGAAATTGCTCTTTAGCTACATCTTCAGAACTACCTAGTCTACCAGATTGTTTATTTAACTCAGCTAATCTTTTTTGATTCTTTGAAGTCATTCTTTAGCCATCCATATACCAAAACAACCTGTCAAGGCTCCCATTACAACTGATACAAGTCCACTCTGCTGTATGGTAGGGTCAGGTAAACCCATGTACCAATGTGTGACTTGGTAAGTTAAAAGCGTAACCACAAGCATCATAAGCCGTGGCATTACTTTCCAATCATCAAAGTGCTGTTTAACCATCGTAAGTACAATATCCTCTTGGTCTATCAGGGTCTAATACGTCCTTGCGACCTAAGTGACCCTCTAAGTACATTGAACGCTCAACGTGGTCTAACGGATACCTAACCCCAGTGTCAGCCTCAATAGCTGCTCGTACATAAAATACATCAGACATAGGGATGTGAACTTCATGTAACGCCTTGTTGTTACTGGAAGCTAACGCTAGGTAAAAAGTTTCTAGTACAGATTCTTGTTTGTCTATTTTCATATAGTTTTACTTATGTTAAACTTTAAGTCAAGTGTTTTGTTGTGATTTATACAAATAATAAGAAATAGTTAGCTATAGTTAAACTTTAAAGTTA